CCGCACCGCTGGGACGGAATGAGCATTGCCGACGCGGTATCAGACCTGCAAAAGCTGCACACTGAGCTATTGCGCCAGACGCTGAACAACCTCTATTTGACCAACAATCCGCGCACAAAGGTGCTGACGGATGCCAATTGGTCGCCGCTTGCCAGAATCGACGACCTGTTGGATTCGCGCCCTGGTGGTGTTATTCGCCAGAGGGATGTAAACGCGGTCATTGAGCACGTCACGCCCTTCGCTGCTGGGGCGTCCATGCCCATGCTTGAGTACGTGCAGTCAATGCGGGAAAACCGTACCGGCGTATCGCGCACCTCTCAGGGGCTGAACCCTGACTCGATGAACAACACCGCCACCGGGCGGGCGATGGATATGAGCGCGGCCATGCAGCGGGTGGAACTGATCGCCCGCATCATCGCTGAGACGCTGGTGAAGCCTATCTTCCAGGGCATCCTCAAGGTGCTGACTGACGGTGACATGAAGAAAATGTCATTCCGACTGCGTGATGAGTTTGTTGAGTACGACCCGAATGAATGGCGTGACCAATACGACATGACCATCAATGTCGGGCTGGGAACGGGTGACGTGCAGCAAAAAGCAGCGCAACTGATGATGATCGCCCAACTGCAAAAAGAAGGTATGGCAATCGGTCTTACAACACCAGAGCATATGTACCACACAGGCGCAAAGATCATCGAGAACGCCGGGTTTAAGGACGTGCAGAACTTCCTGCAAGACCCATCAAAGTCGCCGCCTCAGCAGCCACAAAAACCACTACCTTTGCAAATTGAAGAGATGAAAATTCAGGCTGATATGCAGAAACATCAGGCGGAGACGCAAAGCGACATCCAGAAATTCCAAGCTGAAACACAGATGACCCGAGAGGTAGAGCAGATTAAAGCTGAAGCCAAACTGCGCGAGATTCAGGGCAATCTTGAGCTACAGGCCGCGAATGACGCCAGGGATAGTGAGCGTGAACAGCAAAAAGCCCTGATGGATATGCAGCTTGAGCAGCAGCGCATTGAGTTCGAGAGGTGGAAAGCTGAACTGCAAGCGCAGACGCAGATTTACATTGAGCAGCTAAAGTTAGGCGCGGCGCAGGCTACGCAGTTGCAAGGAAACGACGCCAATCAAGCACTGGCGCAGAGTATCGACGGATTTAACCAAACAGTCGGCGCAATCGCTGGCGTAACAGGACCAACACCATGACAACACAAACCATCCGCAACGGCGCATCCATCCGCCTCAACGTGCTACCCGGCCAAAGTGTCGCGGTAGTCGCAGTATCTGGCACCTACAACGCATCCATTGTGCAGGGCGCAGGGTTGGGCGTGATTGCTACGGCCGCAACCGGTGGCACTTACGGCCCCTACGCTTCGGGCATTGTCATCTTGCTAACCGCAAGCGCAGCCAGCGAGATAGATTTTGATGTTGCCGTGACGCCGGTTATTGTGAGTGACACGCTCGTCACCGTCTCCGCCGACCCTAGCACCGGGGGGATTAAAGGATTTGTCGCTCCTGCCGGGAGCGGATACCTGCTGGGTGCCAATGGGTTTGTTCCGGCTACCAATGACTACGCGGGCATCATGGCTGCACATGATGCGGCAGTTGCAGCGGGCGGCGGTATCGTCAAGTTGTCTGGATATTTCAACATCGGCAGCAACACCATCCCACTTGCGGATTGCGTGAAGTATCAGGGCTCTGGATGGAAAGCCCCGTTTCAAACAGGAAAACTACCGCCAGACGAAGCCTTCGGGACAGTCATTGAAGGCGATGGAACTGCCGACGCCTTTACTGGCAACATTACCCCTGCTGGCAGCGACACTGGCGGCACTACTTACATGGTGCATACCGGGGTCTCAGACCTTGCGCTCGTCAATTTCAGGCGGGCGGTGAACGCCGGGGCACAAAACCAGCGCGGGCTCTACTGCTCCATCTTCGAGAATCTTGCGATTCACAACTGCACGGATTGGGGTCTGTACTTCGAGAACACAGAGCAGTTGGTGTTAACCAACATCACGCTCATTGGCAATTCAAACGGGATGTACATCGGCAACAGCATTCCTGGCTTTAACGCCGGGGATTCTCCGCTGATTAAATTCGTCTACTGCCAAGACAGCATCGGCGCAAACACGACTTATCTCAGCCGCCATATTTGGCTCAATTCTCGCCTGGGCTCTTTGAACAGCGTGTGCCTGGAGGGTTCTGGAGCAAATGGCCCCTACTACAACCAAGTGTTTTCGGTAGCCGGTACCGCGACGAATGGCGTGGCTGACATTGCGTGCGCGGACACATCCAGGTTCGCAGTGGGCATGCCTGTGATCTTGAACGCTACCGTCACGCCTTTCACCGCCAAGAAAACCTACTTCATCAAGTCGATCAATCCGAATGTCAGCATTCAACTGTCTGCGCTGGACTCGACCGACATCACCACTGGCATCAATTCAGAGGCTGCAATTGTTCCCACGGCTGGCGGTGCTGTATCCATCAAGACCAGAGGATTCCCCGGTATTCAGATTTCCGCATCGACTGGATACGCTGTCACCGGCTGTCACCTGCTGAACTGCAACACCGAGAACGCTGGAACGGGCCAGATTCTGCTGCAGCGTGCGAACTACTGCTCCATCAAGGGCGGCGAGCCGAGTGCGAACATTAGTAAGTTCGAGTCTACCGCTCTGTGGGCCGCCGTGCTGCGGGATGTCTACGACTGCCAAGTGCAGTTCGCGCACTCCGGCCTCATCGACTCAAACAGCACATGGATGGGGGATGCAGCTTCAAATGACGGATTCCCAACAACGGCCATGTACGCAAACAATGCGGGCAACGGCCTTGGTGTGCGTGGCTATGGTGGCTTTGCAGGCGCTTTGTATTTGTACGCCCAAGACTCTCTTCCGGTTCTGCGCAGAGATGTGTCTGCTGGATATGCGTTTTTTGGTAATGGCATTGCGTTGAACGGAGGCCCACAAGGAAACGGAAACACTATCAACATGGGACAAGGCAATGTAATCACGTTCAATACGGGGGCTGGCGGTTCAATGACGCTGCCAACCGCTGCTGTCGGTATTGTCGGCGTGGTGATTATGGTGAGCAACCCAAATGCAGGCGTCTGTACCTTGAACACGGCTGGCGGTCAGAACATCATCGGCCTGGGTGCTTCTGGCACCAGCATTGCGATTGCGGCGAACTCAAGTGCGATGTTGGTCTGCTGCTACAACGGCAGCACGTACTTCTGGGCCAGGTTCGCATGACCCGCCTAGCCCACCACATCATCTACCTGCTGGTCGCCAGCGTGGTGCTGGTGATCTTCCTTGGCTTCTGCGCAGAGGCGGTTTGGCATGCGGTGAGATACAAGCAACCAACCCGAAAGACAACCTAACCCGCTTCGGGTGCTTTTTTTATGCCTACTCCCAAACCGGGTTGATTTCCAGCGATTAGCTTGTCCAATCGGCCCAAGGAATCAGGAGCAACCCCATGGCAGAGATACCGGACGAAAACCACTGGCACTTGGACATTCACTGGTGGTCTAAATAGCCGCATGGCAGGTTACAAGCAGACCTTCAAGAACCAAGGCACGGGCGCTTTGACCATCACTCTATCTGCAACTGATGGTACTTTCGACGGCATGACAGGTGGCACAAGTAGTGGCAAATCGTTCTCGCTTGCTGCTCCAACTACAACAGCACTTGGAGGCTGCATCACGATGGTGTGCTCGCAGATCGGCGCATCTACCTATCAGTGGGAAGTTGAATCCCTATTGAACTGTACGCTGGTCTAGCCCATGCTTTACCTCGCCCGCTTCATCCTCTCGCCAATCCTCTACTGCGCCATCTTCGCTCTATTTCTGGGTGCGGTGGTGTGGTCGGGGTGGCAGTGGGTGAAAGACAGGTAATTCTCGCAGCACGGGGTTCTCCCGTAACCTTAACCAACTAGGCAACCAATGGCAAAACGTCCTGAGCGCACGCGAAAATCCCGAGTAGCACGGTTTGACATCGAGGCCACGTCAGAGAAGCCAACGTACCATGCCACCCGGCGCAAGAAGCCTGACCCATTGGAGCCAAAGACGCAAGCGCAGGGGTGCTACATCCACGCGCTGCAAAGCTCACAGCTTATCTTCGCCATTGGGCCTGCTGGCACGGGCAAGACCTACGTGGCATCGGCCTACGCTGCGGACCTGCTGCAAAGCAAAGAGATTGAAAAGATCATCATCACCCGCCCCAATGTTGAGGTAGGTGCGGGTTTTGGCTTTCTGCCGGGTGAACTTGAAGAGAAGTATTTCCCCTACCTGGCCCCATTTCGGGAGGTCATGATAGAGCGCATGGGGTTGACGCAATACGAGTACGCGCTCAAGACAGAAACCATTTTTCCGCAGCCGCTGGCATTCATGCGGGGGGCCACCTTCAACAATGCGTTTGTGATTTTGGACGAAGCGCAGAACTGCACCCCGGAAGAAATGAAAATGTTCCTCACGCGAATCGGCAAGAACTGCACCGTGGTCGTGGACGGCGACCCAGATCAGTGTGACCTGCACGGCCCCAGCGGCTTGAATGATGCCGTGCATCGGCTGGAGCGCATCCCCGGTGTGTCCGTGGTGGAGTTCACCGAGGACGACATCATTAGGTCAGGCATCGTGCGCGATATATTGCGTGCATACCGTAACTAAGGAAAATCATGCTGCAAACCACAAAAGACAACTTTCTGTTGGCCGAGCTAACCAAACTCATTGCCGCACAGACAACGGGCGAGGTCTCGGGCTTCTCGACCGACCAACTGAATGAGGCATATCTCGGTATTGCCAAGGGTTATGTGAGCGAAGACACCGAAGCGCTGCTGTCCAAGCTGATTGGCCCTGATTGGAGCGAAGGTTGGGAGCCATCCGTCACAGCCGAGGACATTGAGAGCGAGGCCGCCGACATTGCCATTGCGGAAATAATCGAGGGTATCGACCCGACCGACCCGCTGGACGCCGTAAGCACGCTGGCGTCGGCCCTGATGATTGCGTGTCGTGAGCTGGGCTGGCTGGAGGCGAGCAGGGCGGCGCATGACCAATGGTTTCATTTCGCAGCGCGGAAAAGCGTTTAATCGCGCCTTTACCAACATAGACAATACAGCCATGAACGATAAACAACTCCACCAGCGCGGCATTGACGCCACTCAGGTGCTTGAAAATGTGGTCTTCAAAGAAGCGTTTGCAACACTGAGGCAGGCGGTGGTCGATCAGTGGAAAGATTGTCCTGTGCGGGACAAGGAAGGCCAGTTATTGCTGCTACAACTAGCAAAATTGGCAGACAAGTTTGAGAGTATCCTAGTCGGAATTGTTGAGACTGGAAAGCTGGCGAAACACAAGATCGACTTGGATAATTTGCGCGATGAGTCGAAGCCTCGGCAATTCATGCGACGTGTGGTAAACGGCTAGGCATGTAGCTATTGCGGGATAGACACCCGCCTGTTCGCCACTCTCATGCTGTAGGGGTGGCTTTTAGAAAGTAATCATCATGGACGGACAAGCGCAAGCACCCGAATCAGGATTGAGCGACCTCGCTTCTTTTCTCGACCAACCTGACGCACAGGAGTCACAAGAGGAAATTGAAGCTGAAGAAGTAGAAGAATCGGCCTCGGAAGAGACAACCGACGAACCTACAAACGACGACAGCGACGAACCGGAAGAGTCTGATGATGAATCCGATGCCGAACCTGCACCCGTCGAGAAAATCACCTTTAAGGTGAAGGGCGAAGATGGCGTTGAGGAAACCATTGAGGCAACTCCGGAAGAACTCGCATCATCTTACATGCGCCAAAAGGACTACACCAAGAAGACTCAAGCGCTAGCTACGCGAGAGAGCGAGGCGGTGCAGTTCCTGACAAGCAAACATGAAGAGATCCGCCAGAACTATCTGCAACAAGCCGAGCTAACGCGGTCGGCTATTGTGAACATGGCGGGTCTAAAGTCCGAGTCTGAGATGGCGCAGCTCGCCAATTCTGACCCGGCAGCGTGGGTGGCAGAAAACCAGCGGCAGCGGCAGATCGCCAACTACTTGAACCAACTGGATCAATCAATCCAAGGTGAAAAGCAGCAGGCCGCGCAACAGGCAGAGCAGGCAGAGCAAAACCGCAAGGCGCAGCTTTTCAGCAATACCTGGGCGGCACTCCAGCAGGAGGGCATCGATAAGCCAAAGCTGGCAAAGATTTATGGGGACGTGAACAAGAACTACGGTTTTTCACAAGAAGAACTGGCAACCGTTCTGGATCACCGAATGGTGCAAGTGATGCGTGATGCTGTTGCATACCGCGCACTGAAGGCCCAAAAGGCTGATGTCACCAAGAAAGTGCAAGCCGCACCCCGTATGCCAACACGACAAGCACAACCCGCGAACGAACGCCGTGACCGAGAGTTGGACGCTAAGTTCAAGTCCGGGCGGGCAAAACTGAATGATCTCGCCGCATTTTTGCGGTAACTCTGGAGAATTAAATGACTGTACCTACCAATCTATATCAGAAGGCCTCCCTCAAGGGAAACCGTGAAGACCTGATTGACAAAATCTTCAACACTTCCCCATCAGAGACGCCTATCTCGTCCGCAATGGGCCGAGTCACTGCGGTGAGCGACTTCCATGAATGGCAGACTGACAGCTTGGCTGCTGCTAACCCGGCTAACAAGATGATCGACGGCGACGACGCCACGCTTGACGCTCAAGTCGCAACCCTGCGTCTGGGCAATCACCTGCAAGTGTTTAACGGTACGGTCGGCGTTTCTCGCCGCGCCAACATCGTGAAAAAGGCTGGCCGCACGATGGAGTTGCCCTACCTCAAGGGCAAGAAAATGCTGGAGCTAAAGCGCAACATCGAAGCAATGGTGCTGTCGCCTACGCAAGTCGCCATCGCTGCTACGACTTCGGTCGCTGGCCAGTCTGGCGGCTTGGGTGTGCAGGCTGTGTCCAATCCGCTGCATAACGGCGCTGGCGCTACTGCTGCATGGACTTCTGGCGCTCCGACTGCGGCTGTCACCGCAGGTACTAACCGCACCTTCACCAAGGCATTGTTGGATACCGCTTGCCAGAACATCTACACCACTTCAGGCCAGTTCGCTGAAATGTTGGTGGTGTCCCCGGCTCACAAAGGCTTGTTCTCTGCTTTCGCCTCGATTGCTCAGAACCGCTTTGAAGTCAAGGGCAAGCAGCAAGGTGTTGTGGTCGGCGGCGCAGAGGTGTACATGAGTGACTTCGGTGCTATCTCCGTGGTTCCTCACTACCTCTTGGCCGGTTCCGATACCGCCTACGTGCTTAACACTGACTACATGGAATTGGCTTTCCTCGACGGCTTCAAGACCGTTGACCTGGCCAAGACCGGCGACAGTGACAAGGTGCTGATTACCGCTGACTGTTGTTTGGCGGTGCGTGCTCCTACAGCAATTTCGAAAATCACCAATCTCACCCCTTAATGGGTTGACACCTTAAATGGCGACGGGGTGCAAGGCCCCGCCTAATTTAACCAGGGTACACCGTTATGGCACTACAAATTTTTGCAACCGGCATCAACATCACGACCGGCGCTGCGTCTGCCGGGGCAGCCATCCCGCTGCGATTAGATGGCACTGTGCCGCTATTTGTGCGTATCACCGCATCGGCTGCGGCTTGCGTCCGAGTGGGCAATGGCGCACAAACGGCAGTGGCTACCGATGCCGTCGTGCAGCCTGGCGAAGCTCTCATCATCGCCACAGGCCGATGCACCCACATTGCAGCGATTCAACAGGCTGCGGCGGGTACTGTGCAAGTCTCCCCATGCGAGGATATTTGACATGGAACTGGAATCCAACGTCACGATTGATGAAGGCTTCAACGCTTTCGGCATCCGTCGAGAGATCACGCTCGAGGGCGACCAGGCCGTCACGAAGCTGAGTTACGACGCTGAGCCGCTGCTCGAATATGCGGCTTCGGCGCGAACATCGACCGCTGGCGACCGCTGGGGCGATGGTCACTTTGTCGGTATTGTGCCGATGGCAGAGGTAACGCGCATCAATCAGACTTATGCTGGCGCGGAAGAGCGCAAGCGGCAGATGCTGCTATGGCTGAAAGCCAATCCGAGGCTGGTCACGTTTGACAAGTTTCTGAAGTGACATGAATTACACCACGCTCAAGTCCGGGGTAGCCGACTATCTGCACCGCGACAATCTGACTTCGCAGATACCCGGCTTTATCGAGCTTGCGGAGTCATATCTGTTTCGGGAGCTGAACGTTCAAGAGCTGCAAGTCTCCGTTGCTGGAACCACGATTGCCGGGGGCTATGGAACCTTGCCGACAGACTTTGGATCGGTAGCCAAGATCACCGTATCTCATGGCTCGTGGACTACGAACCTCGATTACATGGACGTGGCCGATGTACCGTCAACGGTGAACACGCATCCCCAGTATTACGCGCTGGAAAATAACCAAATACGAATTATCGGTGCGGGTGTTGGGCAGGCTTACACGCTGTTTTACACGCCCAAGATTCAGCCATTGTCAGCATCGGTGGCGACAAACTGGATTTTGGACAATGCGTCTGAGCTTTATCTCTACGCATCTTGTCTTGAAGCGGCCCGTTATCTGAGAGACGCGGGCGAGATCGCTACCCTATCGCAAAGCGTGACGCTGGCGCTGGAGTCAGCTAGACGCTTTGCTGAACGCCGTGGGCAGCCGTCTAGCGGGTCCCTCCAAATTCGCCCGCGCCGAGGTTAATCAAAATGGATAAGTTGATCGGTTTTTCTCCGGATGCCGACCCAACGACGCCCGGCATCATTACCCAGTGCGTCAACTTCATCCCCTACGAAACAGGCATGTCTGGTGCGCCCTCTGCCTTGACTCCAGCATCAACGCCTGCCCTTGCTGCCGCTTGCGCTGGCGCGGTGGTGGTGACAAAGCTAGACGATACTCGGCGAATCATTGCGGGCACGGCAACCAAGCTCTATGAACTCTCGGGCGGCACCTGGACAGACGTCACGAGGGCAGGAAATTACACTGGTGGCATTGAGACACGCTGGAGCTATACGCAGTTTGGCAATGCAACGATAGCATCGAACTTGACCGACACAATGCAGCGCAGTACGTCAGGCGCGTTCGCAGATATTGCCACGGCACCCAAAGCAAAGATTGTTTTCAGTGTTGGCTCGTTTGTCATGGCGCTTAATACTTCAGACGCCACCTATGGGGCATCTCCTAACCGATGGTGGTGCAGCGCCACGTTTGATGAGACGAGTTGGACGCCTAGCGTTACTGCTCTCTGCGCGACAGGTCAGCTAGTATCGGCCCCTGGCCAGATCACCGCAGGGGGCAAGCTCGGAGACTACGCTGTTGTCTACAAAGACAAGGCGATTTTCATAGGGCAATTTGTCGGCGCTCCTTCGGTGTGGGACTGGATACAGGTTCCAGGTGGTGACGCCGGTTGTGTTGGACAAGACGCATGGACGGATATAGGCGGAGCACATTTCATTGTCGGGCAGGACAATCTATGGATATTCGAAGGATCGCGCCCGGTTCCTGTTGGACTGGGGCAGGTGCGGGAATGGTTCTATGCCAACTCGAACCCGGCGTATCGCTACAAAATTCAGTGCATTTTTGACCGCCAGACAAATCGCGTCTGGATTTTCTACCCGTCCACCAACTCGACCACGCTCGATTCTGCGATGGTCTAT